TTGGCAGCCTGACGTTTCAAGTTCTTCATCTCATTGATGACAGCCTGACCTGGACCGTTAATCTCAAGGTTAAGCGTTGAGTTCTTGTAAGCACCACCGAGGTGGGCAATGACCCACGCAAACTGGTAAGTGTTCATCTCGCTGGTAGCAAACTCTGCTACTTGGTCAAGACCGTCAGCATAGCATCTGAACACTTGTATGCAAAATCTGTCGGCCCAGTCTGAGCTTCCGTAGGCAGGGTCGGCTCCAATAACATAGTAAGCTGTGTCCACGGGTTCTTCCCAAATTTTAAGAGTGGACAGTCGTTCTGTGGATTTGAGCACATCGGTGTCTTGGAACATTTGACCGAAAACGTAACGGTAGCCGTCATACAAAACCTTCTTGCTGAGTTTCGCTGCTTCTGTACAGCGTGAGTTAGAAAAGAAAGATGTTCCTGTCATCACAAACGCATAGTCTTCAGTAGGAGGAAACTCTTGATACATCAAGCTCTCATCCTTGATGCCCTCAGCCATCTTCCATCTCCACCAAGCTATCTGTCTGGAGTTAATCTCTACCCCGTAGAGCTTCTTAATCTCCTTGACCCATTCTTTCTCTTCCCCAGTCAACTTCCCATCCCAGTAAACCTTGTAGATTTGGGAGTCGCCAGGAACAGAATAGAACTCGTTTCTCCACCATCCACAGAAGATAGCCCTCTGTGTTTTGGCCCTCTTAGCCGTCTTGTACATGTCGTGGAACATATTAAAACCCTGAGCCGTACTCTCAAACATGTAGAGTCTCTCAGGGTTCTTCTCAGCAAGAGAAGCAATCAAGGAAGCTAAGCCTTCCTCGTTACCCCAAGAGGCTGTTTCAGTCCCGTGCAAGTAAGTGATAGCCTTGCCTTGCCCCAATCGAGATTTGTTACCAGCAATCTGGTAGAAAATCCTGCTTCGATTCTTGAGCACCATTTGGTTTCTATTGTGGGCCACCAAAGGTATCTTGTACTCCTTGGGTAAACCTTCCATGTACATGGCAAGCGTAGACCTGAACATGTCTCTGTTCTCTTCTGTGTCAGCCACAAGAGTGCCCTGCCAACCAGGGTGAGTGAACTGCCAATACAAATCAAGGGCCAAGCTAACAGTCGTAATCCCCAACTGACGACCCTTGAGAATAACAAAGAAATGAACGTCATCTTCTAACCCCTTGGTCATCTCCTCCATCACATACGTTTGTGTCCCCAGGAGGTTACCCATCTTCTTGAGACCCTCTTCCTTGGTCTCAATCTTTAACTCACTACAAAACTTGTAGAAGTTCTTTAAATTAAAGTTCATCAGGCTTGCCCATTCTTTCTGTTGACCAGTTGGCTATCTCAGCCCTGACACCCTTGTTCCTCGCACAGTTAATCAGCTCTTGGTAAAAGATGTCTGAGTACTTGTCTTTCCACTCAGCAGCCAACTTCCTCTTGCTCACCTTGCTAATGCAAGAGATGGCTTTTTGCATCTCCCACTTGAGCCTGAGACGAGATTTGTATAACTGCTCTTGCATATCCTTCTCTGTACCCATTTTCCATTGCCTCTTGTGCTACTTGTTCTGTCATCGCCTCTGACACACAAAGACGTATCCAAAGCTCCCTACAGAGTGCCCTTAAATCGTCCTCAGTCGTCCAAAGAAGCTCAGTCAATACTTTCACCCATGAACCTTAATAAAACCCTGCAAGACAGCGTGATGTCCTCCAGTTCCCCAAAAGAACTGCAGTCCTCAATAATGTCCTTCAACCTCCAAACCATGTACTGGTCCAACAGGTCTGTTGCCGTCTCTCTGTGATTACCCTCTATGACAAACTTATCCATTTACTCTGTCCTCCAGACTCTTACAAACTCACCCTCAGTCCTACTCGTAAACTTATAACCCAACCTCTTGGTCGCCCTACAGTTGGCGTTATACACCTGCTGCCTGTGACTGACAGGCACCACAAAACTATCCCCTACCTCCATATCCTCATACGGGTACGCATACACCACACGAGGCTTGGGTAAACTGACCTTCTCTACAACTAACTCTGTTTGCATATCTACACCTCTACATATAACTGCACTATACACCTAAAAAAAGAGCCACGCAATAGGTGGCTCAAACCCGCATGGCAACTGCAGGGAAGTGGGGGAAAGTAATATTTTTTTGGGGGGGACGAGATGTGGAGTGCACACCATTCTAGACTCCAGACCCATCTCATTAGACCGCCTCTCTCTACATGAAAAGAAAAGCATCTACACGGTGACCAGTCCCATATTGAGTCATGCTGGTGCACAGCATCACACAGCATGGAGAGGGTAAAGCACAGCACGCAGCGCCCCTTTATATATTTTCTGTGAGAGAAAGGTGCAATACACCAGCCGAACCCTACAGACTGGCATAGTCTACGCTATATATACAATAGACTACACACAATACTAGTCTTTCTTTTATATGAGTATAGCATCAAAATAAAAATATTAAGCTTTACATTTATTTACACAATATTAGGGTAAATACTAGTTGATTAATAATAAGCTAACACGATAATAACATATATATAAGAGAGACTCTCTTATATATTTCCTAACCACAATCGAGGTATTCATTATGCGTAATCCTTTCAAAGCCAGGCTTCAAGCTTTAAATCTACCCTATAAGACAATTCTAGGCACAGCTAGCGCTAAAACAGTTAAAGGCGAGAAAATAGGTTATTTGACAGCTATCGTTTACTTAAAGCCTAGCATCAAAATCTGTAGTATGAGTAAATTAGCGGGCTGCTTAAATCCATGCCTGGCAACAGCTGGACGTGGTGCGTTTAATAGTGTCCAGGCTGCTAGAGAAAGTAAAACCAGGTTTTACCATGATAATCAACAGGCTTTTTTATTGAGTATTGCAGCCGATATCTGGAGCCTGTTAAACACAGCTAAAAATAGAGGTTTAACACCACTAGTGCGATTAAATGGAACTAGTGATATACCTTATGAAAATCTAGAGGTAATGGACAATAAAAATATTTTCCAATTGTTTCCAGAGGTTCAATTTTATGACTATACAAAACATCCCTCTAGGAAAATAGAGGGTAAAACACCAGGGAACTATGATTTAACCTATAGCTACTCTGGTATCACACCACACAATGTGACAATTAAAGGTTTATTAAATCCTAGTAATTCACGTGTTGCTGTGGTTTTCCAGCGTCAAGAGGATATCCCCTCTACATTTAGGGGCTGGACAACTATTGACGGCGACAATACGGATGTGAGACATATTGAACCTAAAACTGTAGTAGTGGCCTTATATGCTAAGGGTAAGGCTAAAAATGATTACAGCGGTTTTACTCAAATTAAAGGGGTTCACTATGCTTAAGACAATGACAGCAAAATATAGGGGCCGCTGCACAGCAACAGGTAAAAATATAAAACCTGGTGATAGTATTGAATATAACACCAGCACCAGAACCGCTGTGTTGCTGGCTGCAGCAGCTGGTAAACCGTTTTACAGGTCTGATATATTCAACATCAATGGTAATGAGTATTACCGTAATAAACAGGGCCGCTGTATTGATGCCCCTTGCTGTGGCTGCTGTACTATTTAAATTGATAGATAACCTTTCTAGCGGCTTTCTATAGGCTGCTAGTGGATGTTATTTATAACATCAATTTTCCTAACTACAGAAAGGGTTTAAAAATGAAAAGCTTAGACTACAAAGGTTTTTATATCTATTTTGAGACACAGCATAACGGTTCAATTCTCGCAACAGCTATCGGTGACAGTGAGACAATTAGAAAGGTTTACTATTTCTACTCACAGCGGGAAATATTGAATTCAATAAAAGAAATTATCAACGAACATTTAGGGGTTACATTATGAACGATGACCAAAAAATTACTCTCGATAAAGCCGACCTTTACGTTTACCTTGCCAGCATGTTCGCTGCGGGTTTTACCCTGGGCCTGGTCCTGTTTACGTAAATTTTCTCCCATACGCGCGCGCGGGCCTGGACCCGCTGCGCCCCAAAACAATCCTATCTCTCGCTGCGAGGTGCTAGGTGTTTGCCAGGGTTCCAATTGTGAAAACTGTCCCCAAAAAAAGACAGTGGCCCCAATTGACAACCCCAATTAAGTTTTGATATAGTGGCCCCATATTGCAGTCAGACGCAATAAGAAGGCCGCTTAAAAGACTCTCCCTCCCTGTAATCAGGGGTCTGACAGGGAGGGTTCTTTAAGTGGCTTTTTTATTGTCTGAAACGTGATTACGGGGCCATAACCCAGCCCTTGTAAATGTAGGTGCGACAGATACAGATAAACGTGTTGAACCTGGCTTGTATCTCCTGGGAAACCTCGGGATAGTGAAAACTGGGAGGGGCGTAAGAACCCCTAAACTAGATAAACGAGAGCACCGTCCCCAGTGGATAACATTGTGGATAACAACCTGAGAGGCTCTCTCTCGGGTTAGTTAAACCATGTCCGAAAGTAAATGTACATGCAAGTTTTTAAAAATAATGTTGAGGTCCTGTATACCATGTCCCGTGTAGAAGCTAACATTCTCTTGGACTGGGTGAAGACAGGCCAAGAGATGCCCCGTCAATTGATAGACTGGGCTTTGTTTGTGACAGGGGATAACGCCCCTTATCGCTGCGCTGAGGGCTACGCTCAGGGGCTGCGCCAGCAGACCCACACTGGGCTTACCTATGAAAGGAGATAACATGGAAAACCTTATAAAAGAGGCTCTAGACCAATTAGACAGTTATCAGGTGCTCAGGTATCCTCAGCACCTGTACAACGCCCGTAGAGCTTTATACAAGGCCCTGGAGAGGTTACAAGCGCAGCCACAAGCGCAGCGCAGTAACCGTCCCGAAGACCTCGTAGACCCGTTTCATGACATTCAGTATTTAAGGAGTAAAAATGACTAAAGAAGAAATCATAGAGATGGCTAGAGAAGCAAATTTACCAAGTTGTTTAGCAACGCATCCAAAAGCACTTGAACGATTTGCAAAACTGGTAGCAGAAAAAGAACGTGAAGAATGTGCTCAAACAGTATTAAACATTGCTGGATTTAAAGAATATGAATTTGCTGCAAACTCAATCCGAGCACGAGGACAAGCATAAAAACAACAAAACACAGGAGGACTTAATAGATTCTTGACTAGACTAATCATCTAACTGTATACTGTACACATCTACTCAAGTAGATATTTCCTAACCATCAGAAAGGCTTAAACATGAACATTTGTATAAATTGCAAGCACGTCAACACGCCAGACGTGAACAGTCCTGAGTTCTCCAGATGCACCTTTGGTGCCCAGGTCTCCCCTGTGACTGGCTTTCTTCCCAATCCCTCAGAGTTACCCTACTGTAAAGTAGAACGTCTCCCTGTAGGCGTGTGTGGCCCTGTAGGGTCTAACTATGAGGAGAGAGACAATGTTGAGTGATTTACTTTTACTTGCTCTTTTATATGAAAGACTAGAAATGTGGGAAGAAATGCTCATACGTCTGGTTGCATACGAATATCTCAAGGAGATTAAAAATGTCTGACTTCACACCAGAAACTAGAAACAGTGCCATCTGGAGTGGTGACTCCCGTATGGTAGCCAACGGTAGAGCCAATGACGTGGTGCTCACCAAGCTCGGCATGCTGGAGATACCCGATTTAAGTGGTATAGAAGCTGTCCAAATGGGCCATGTCATGGAACCTGTCATAGGTAGACTGGCTCAAGACAAGTTACAGGTAGAGTTGACCAAGATAGAGGAGGCTATCACTCACCCTAAAGAACCTTGGCTCAGGTCACACTTTGATTTTGTAGGAAAAGAAAATGGACAGACTATCCTTGTGGAGTGCAAAAACTATAACCAAGCTGTACGCAACAAGTTTGAGACTGGAAATCTACCTCCTGCTGACTTGGCTCAGTGTATCCACGAAGCAACAGTCTACGGTTGTGAGAAGGTCTATCTGGCGGTCCTATTTGGTGGTCAGGAGTTTCAACTTTTCCCTGTGCAAGTCACTGATGAGATGAAACTGGAGCTGCTCACCAAGATGGCAGAAGTCTGGGCACGTGTTCTCACCCGTGACCCCTACCCCCCCGAGACCGTTGAGGACCGTTGAGCAAGCAAAGCTACTCTTCCCCACTGATGACGGAGCCTCCAAAACAGCCTCCCAGAGCGTTGAAATGGCTTGCCAGTCACTGAGTGCTATCAAAGCCCAAATAAAGGCCCTAGAGACCCAAGAAGAGGCTCTACAGACCCTGATAACAGGCTATATGGGTGAGAAAGCTAATCTAGTCTCTCTTGAGGGTAAGGTGCTAGCCACGTGGAAGTCTGCCAAGGGTAGTGTGAAGTTTGACTCTAAGCTCTTCCAATCCTCTATGCCTGACCTTTATGAGAAGTTCAAAGTAGAAGTACCAGGCTCTAGACGTTTCTTAGTTAAATAAAGGATTCAACATGAAAGCCTATCCTTTTTCACACAAGCACCCCACACTGGGGACCACATCACAATCTGAGGGTATGGACCTCAGAGATTACTTTGCAGCTCAATGTATTCCATTGGTAGCTAGGTATTCACCTTCAATGGGGTGGACTGATAAAGACCGTATATATTACGCAAAAGTTTGCTATGTTATGGCAGACGCAATGATGAAAGCAAGGGAGAATAAAGATGAGTAACTTAGTACCTATAGGAGACATTCAGACAATGGCAGAGGTTGCTGCTAAGTCTAAGATGTTTGGCTTTAAGAACACAGAAGAGGCTATGGCTATCATGCTCCTGTGCCAAGCAGAGAACCTACACCCTGCCATAGCCATGCGTGACTTTCACGTCATACAAGGCAGACCAGCTCTCAAGGCAGATGCCATGTTAGCCAGGTTCCAGCAAGCTGGTGGTAAAGTAGACTGGAAGGAGTACACAGATGAAGTGGTTACTGGAATCTTTTCACATCCACAGGGAGGCTCTCTGGAAGTCACGTGGACCCTCAGCAAAGCGAAAGCTATTGGAATTGCGAATAAAGACAATTGGAGGAACTACAGCCGTGCCATGCTTAGAGCTAGGTGTGTTTCGGAGGGCATCAGATCGGTCTATCC